GGTGCTAGAGACACTAGCGACTATTCAGTTGCAAATTTTTTTCATTTTACAGTTGATACAGATACTGCTACAACTGGTGGGGTAAAAGGAGGAGGAATTGGCTGTTCAGTAGGACCAGTCACACTAAGCGCATGATTAAAAAATTAAAACATTTTTTTTGTAAATTATTTGGTATTAAACAATGTAAATGTGTAGAAAAAGACGAACATTTACAATTATATGAAGACATGCCAGAACCTGAAACACCAATACATATTGAAGAAACTGCAAAACAAAAAAAGATAAGATTAAAACACAAAGGAAATTCTAAATAATGGCTGGATTAAGTGCATCAGGGTTAAAAACACAGATAAGAAGTTATACTGAAACTGACTCAAATGTCTTGTCAGATAGTGTTTTAGAAAACATTATTTTAAATGCACAATATAGAATTTTTAGAGATGTGCCCATTGATGCAGATAGAAAACAACAATCTGGTAATTTAGTAACTGGTCAAGAAACAATTAACGCTCCAGCAGGAGCAGTATTTATTAGAGGAATACAAGTTTATGATTCTACCTCAGAAATAACCGGTCCTAATGTATGGTTAGAAAAAAAAGACATAACTTATTTGCAAGAATATGTGTCTTCAACTGCATCAGCTAAAAGAGGTCAACCTAAATATTATGCTATGTTTGGTGGTGCTACGGGTGAGTCTGATACTACATCTGGTAGAATGATGTTTGCTCCAGTTCCTGATACGACATACAAGTTTAGAGTGCACTATAACGCGGCCCCTGCATTACTAGAAAATAATGATACAAATTATATTAGTCTTAACTTTCCTAATGGCCTATTATATTGCTGTTTATCAGAGGCATATTCATTTTTAAAAGGTCCAATAGATATGTTGACACTATACGAAAATAAGTATAAACAAGAGGTACAAAAGTTTGCTAACGAGCAAGTTGGTAGAAGACGAAGAGACGACTACACTGATGGCGCTGTTCGTATACCAGTAAACTCAGCAAACCCATAGGAGATAAATTATGGCAATAACATCGGCAGTTTGCACAAGTTTTAAAGTAGAACTTTTAAAAGGAGTTCATAATTTTACAGCAACAACAGGAAATACTTTTAAGATCGCGTTGTACACAAGTTCTGCAACTTTAGGAGCTTCAACTACAGCTTTTTCAACAACAAATGAAATTACAAATTCATCAGGAAGTGCCTACACTTCTGGTGGTGCAACTCTAACAAGTGTTACACCTGTAGCGTCAAGCACAACTGCAGTTTGTGATTTTGCTGACGTTAGTTACACAGATGCATCATTCACAGCAAACGGTGCATTAATTTATAATGATACAGCAACAGGAGATCCTGCTTGCGCGGTGATCGCTTTTGGTGGAGATAAAACTGTAACTAGTGGTACTTTCACAATTCAATTCCCTACAGCAGACGCAACTAACGCAATCATAAGATTAGCGTAAAGGAGTAACGCGGTATGTCCGTTACTAGAACCTTTACAGTAACGGTGGTAAGCACCGGCTCCGGAAATAAATATTTTATTGATGGAGTACAAACTCCTACTTTAGAATTAGTTGAAGGGGCAACTTTTAGATTTGATCAATCTGATTCATCAAATAGTACACATCCTCTAAGACTTGCCACAGCTGCGGACGCTGCAGGAGGAACACAATATACAACTAACGTAACAACAAATGGAACTCCAGGATCATCTGGAGCTTACACACAAATTGAAGTCGCCTCTGGCGCACCAACCTTATATTATTATTGTAGTAACCACGGAGGAATGGGTGGTCAAGCAAATACCCCTGACGCTGATTTTTGGGGAGCAGGTAATTGGAGTGCAAATCTTTGGGGTATAAGTGAAGCTTTTGTAGTTGGTTGGGGTGCAAGAGCATGGAATGATGGTGAATGGGGTGAACTTAAAGATCAAACGGTATTTCCAACTGGAGTATCAGCAACTGCATCAGTTGGAGATCTTGTTACTTTTCCTGAATCAGGTTGGGGTAGAGATACTTGGAATGCAGAGTCTTGGGGTGAATCAAGTTTTACAGTAGAACTAACTGCACCAGATGCAATCGTATCTAATTTAGGTCCTAATGGTTGGAGTAATGCAACTTATGGTGAAAATGGTTGGGGAATGTTTACAATCAACCCTGCAGATGCGATTGGAGTAACGGGTCTATCTTCAACTTCAGGGGTTGGTTCTGTTTCATTTACAATAAATGCAGAATTTGCATTATCAGGAGTAACTATAACTTCAGGTGTTGGAGCAATTGACCCTACTGAAGAAATTGTTGGATTAACAGGTCAAGCGATAACCTCTTCCGTTGGTTCTATTGCACCATCAGATGTAATAGGATTAACTGGAGTATCTTCAACTTTTAGTGTTGGTAGTATTAGCGTTGGATCAAGTCCTATTATAGATTTAACAGGTCAAGTAATGACTTCTAGTGTTGGAACTATTGATCCAGCAGATCAATCTGTTGGGTTGACAGGTGTTTCTACGACTGCTAGTGTAGGGTCAACAACTGTCGCTGACTTAGTACTAGGATTAACAGGTGTTCAAACAACTAGTTCTGTAGCTGCATTTGGAACCGCTACTGGCTTTGGAATTCAAGGATATCAAACTATTGACACAGGTTCTAATACAAGTTATACAGACGTAACAGGAAAAGCAGCGTAACAGGAGATAAAAAATTATGGCATCAACATACACACCTTTAGGGATAGAACTTCAAGCAACTGGTGAAAACGCCGGTACATGGGGAACGAAAACTAATACCAATTTACAAATTATAGAACAGATTTCTGGTGGATATACAACACAATCAATAGCTGGTGGAGCACAAACTACAGCATTATCTGTATCTGATGGATCTACGGGAGCAACTTTATCTCACAGAATGATAGAATTTACAGGTACAATTACAGGAAACCAAATCGTAACAATACCTTTAGATGTGCAAACTTTTTATTTTTTAAGAAATTCAACATCAGGTGCTTATACAGTACAGTTTAAATATACGTCTGGTTCAGGAGACTCGTTTACTTTTTCAGCAACAGATAAAGGTGATGCTTTAGTATTTGCTACAGCAAACGATGGCACAAACCCAGATATCGATACTTTACCAGCTGGAGATGTTACAACAACTGGGACACAAACGTTAACAAATAAAACACTGACTTCTCCTAAAATTGGGACTTCAATTTTAGACACAAATGGCAATGAGTTATTTTTATTAACAGCAACGAGTTCTGCCGTTAATGAGCTAACTTATGCTAATGCGGCTACTGGTAATAATCCTAGCTTCACAGCGTCTGGAGGAGATAGTAATATAAGTATTAACCTAGTGCCAAAAGGCACGGGCCAAGTTCTATCAAATGGTAGTGGATTGGCAACAACAGGAAAAGCTATTGCAATGGCATTAGTTTTCGGTTAAAAGAAGCACAGGAGAATAAATTATGGCAGCACCAAATCTAGTAAATGTAGCAACGATAACAGCTAAATCTGTTCAAGCAGCGTTAACTACAACTTTAACAACTGAGATCCTTGCAAACGGATCATCTTCAGGTAAAGTTTTTAAAATCAATAATATACTCGTAGCAAATATTGATGGAACTAACTCTGCTGATGCATCTGTATTTATAACTAAATCAGGTGGATCACCTATTGCAATCGCAAGCACAATTGCAGTGCCCGCAGACTCAACACTTGTTGTATGTAATAAAGATACAGGTCTTTATTTAGAAGAAGGCGACAATATCGAAGCAGGCGCGAGCGCAGCATCAGATTTAACTATCACGATAAACTACGAAGAATTAAGTTAGGAGGTCTAAGCTATGGCAACAGGTAGCAATGGCGGAATCATAGGACCCGATAACGATCCAGTAATTAATGATTTAATTACTACAGCAACTTCATCTCAACCAGGTTTTGCAGTTCAACCAGGAACTTCAGCTGTATCTGTTTTAATTGTAGCAGGCGGAGGAAATTCAAATCCAGGTGGGCAAGCTGGAGCAGGTGGTGCTGGGGGTTATAGATATTTTCCAAGTGTATCTGTTACAGGAGGCAATCCTTATCCATTAGTAGTTGGAGGAGCATCATCTAATAGTTCTGCTTTTGGTTATAGTGCAACAGGCGGTGGAGATGGAGTAGCGCCTCGAGGAACAACACCAGGAGGACCAGGAGGTTCAGGCGGAGGATCGGCCGATCATCACCCGAGTGGGGGAGGATCAGGCGGATCTGGAAACGCTGGGGGTTATACACCACCAGAAGGTAATCCAGGTTCAGGAGCTTCACCCGCTGCAAACAGCGGAGAGACACCAGGAGCAGGTGGAGGAGCATCTGGAGCAGGAGTAATAGGTTCTAATCCAAGTGGTGGTAGTTATACAGCGATTGGTGGTGCAGGAACAGATAACGATATTACAGGAACATCTTTAAGATATGCAACTGGTGGATTTCACCCAAAAGGACCAGGACCTAGTCCTACAGCTCAAGCTCAAGGTTATCCTTCAAGAGGTGAACCAGGATCACAATCAGGTATGGAAAATACTGGTAATGGTACACACGGAGAAGGACCAAGTTCAGGAGCTTCAGGAGTTGTAATCGTAGCAGAAGCTGGACAAGGCACTTTCGTAGCGTCTGGAGTGTGGACTTTAGAAGAACAATTAACAGCAAAAAAAGCGGGGAACTGGAAGTAATGGCACATTTTGCAGAAATAAAATCAGATGATGACAAAATTTTAAGAGTTGTCGTAATATCAAACGATGACGTAGATGCTAATGGCGGAGAAAATTCTGTTGAGGCTGAAAGTTGGGTTGCTAATAATATGGACCCAGACGAATTAATTAAAGAACAACATGGTGGAACATATCCAAATACTTATTGGAAACAAACTTCTTACAATAATAATTTTAAAGGTAGATTTGCAAGAGTAGGTGGAACTTATGATTCTGCTAATGATGTGTTTGTAGAAATAAAACCATTTCCATCTTGGGTATTACAAGACGATAAATGTCAATGGAAAGCGCCAGTAGATCAACCAGATTATACTGGTTATTCAACATGTGTTTGGTATGAAGAAGATCAAAGATGGAAAGCCACAAAAGATGGTGTTTTACATATACATGACGGTAGCACTTGGGTAGTTGAAGATACAGAATAAAGATCATATAATACATATATGAATTTGGAACATTACTATTGGGTTTTTGATAAAGCCCTACCAGAAAGATATTGTGATCACCTTATAAAATATGGTAATCAACAACAAGACTCATTAGCATTAACAGGCGGACTTTCTAAAAAAGCAGATAGCGGAGAAGAATTAAACGACGATGAAATTAAGAATTTAAAAAAGAAAAGAGATTCAAATGTTGTTTGGTTAGACGATAGATGGATTTATAGATTAATACACCCTTATATTCATGTTGCAAATAAAAATGCTGGTTGGAATTTTCAATGGGATTTTAGTGAAGCCTGTCAATTTACAAAATATAAATTAAATCAATATTATGACTGGCATTGTGATAGTTGGGAAAAAGCTTATGAAAATGATAATAAAAATGTTAATTACAGAAATAAAATTAGAAAATTGTCGGTGACTTGTCAATTAACTGATGAATCAGAATATGTTGGAGGAGAGTTAGAATTTCAATTTAGAAATAAAGATGACCCTACATTAACTGTTGAAGCAACTGAATCTAAAAAGAAAGGAACAATAATAGTATTCCCATCTGATACCTGGCATAGAGTTAAACCAGTAACTTCAGGAAATAGATATTCTTTGGTAGTATGGAGTTTAGGTAAACCATTTATATAATATGTCTTTTAAAGAAAATAAATACACTGTAATTAAAAATGCAATTAGCACAGAGTTAGCTGATTATGTTTATGAATGTTTTTTATTACAACGTAAAGTTGCTAGAACATTTTTTGACAATAAATATATATCACCTTTTGCTACAGAGTTTGGTGTTTGGAACGACCCACAAGTGTTAGATACATATTCATTTTATTCAAATCCAATCATGGAAGTTTTGTTAGAAAAATTAAAACCTTTAATGCAAAAAGAAACAGGTTTAAATTTGTGTGAAACATATTCTTATTGTAGACTTTATAAAAAAGGTGATGTTCTTAAAAGACATAAAGATAGAATGTCGTGTGAAATATCTACTACTTTAAATTTAGGTGGAGACTCTTGGCCTATATTTTTAGAGCCATCTGGAGAAACAAAAAAACCAGGTGTTAAAGTAGATTTAAAACCTGGCGATATGTTGATATATAGAGGTTGTGATTTAGAACATTGGAGAGAACCTTTTACTGGAGAGAATTGTGGCCAGGTATTTTTACATTATAATAACGTCGATACTCAAGGTTTAGATAATAAATTTGACGGTAGACCACACCTAGGGCTACCATCAGAATTTAAAACTAAATAGTAGAAAAGTCATTATTTTAGCTATATAAGGGATTATTATGCTACAGAAAATTGGGTTTCAACCAGGTATAAATAAACAAATTACAGCCACGGGGGCAGAAGGTCAGTGGATAAACTGTGATAATGTAAGGTTTAGATACGGCATTCCTGAAAAAATAGGAGGCTGGAATCAATTAGGACAATTAAACTCTAATGAATTAACAGGAGCTGCTAGAGGATTACACCACTTTGTAAATGCAGCAGGTAGAAGATATGCTATAGTTGGAACTAATAGAATATTATACGCTTTTTCTGGAGATGTCTTTTATGACATACACCCAATTAAAACTACAACAACTCTTACAAGTGCATTTACCACGACTAACGGATCAGCGTCTGTTACACTAACATTTTCAACAGCTCATGGAATATCACCCAACGATATAATTTTATTAGATAACTAT